GGGTCATGCCATCAACATTTTTAGTCATGTCCCGGGCAGTTTCCTGCCAACCCATGCCCTTGTCCAGGTTCTTGGCAAGGATCCCGCGCAGCTGGTTCTTCATGTCATCACCCATCCGGGTGACATAACCCATCGTATATTTCTGAGAGATCTCGCGGTAAACTGCCCGGTGGCCTCCGATTCCTTGACCTTTGAAACCGGAATCGAATGCTTCAGTGATTCCGGAGACTACTTTATTGGTTTGGTCCAGGTGTTTGGTGCTGGTGAGGGGATTAACATTAGTATATACTCCGATCTTGGTTACGAAGTCCTGCATATCTTTGGCGCGTTGGCCAGTGGTGGTGATGTCACCTCTTACATTGGCCATTAAGCGCTTCATCTCGTTGATGTTGCGCAGGGTCATCTCATCGGACATAAAAATCAATAAAAATTAGTTATAAGGGAGGAAATCCCTCTTCCACCTGTTCGATCTCCTCTTCGATCGGCTGGTACCCCTCAGGCAGAGGTGCTGGTTCTTCGTTGGGTTTGCTTAATAATTCCTCCTCATCCGGGGCTTCAAATAAAACATCAAACCCTAACTCTTCCAGGGCTTGTTCCACCACCTGCTGGGTTACGCTTTTATTCACCATGAACTTCTCAGCGTAAGGCTGCAGCGCATTCATCACTGCGATTACATCCCGGCGCCTGAAAGGATCAAAACTGAACTGCGGGTATTCCTCAACACTGAAATTATAATCAACAATCTGCTGGTTGTATATCTGCCAGGAGATTGCATGGTCGGCGAGCAGGCCGTCCAGGAAAATCATCGCGGTGTCAAGGTGAGTTTGGCTTTGAGCATAACTGCCGCTGGCTTCCATTTGGCCGAATAATAAGGTTCCAATAAGGAAGTTCCTCTGGATAATCATGTCATGGTACTGGAGGGCTGTTACAAATCCTTCACCATGATGGGTGGATTCTATAACCTGAACCTGGTCCCCTTCAGGGAAGACTGCGTTCATTCGGCCTTCATAGAAACCGTTCAACATTTTCTGCATATCACCAACAGATCCTTGCGGGCCATAGAACCCAGCCAGGTTCGGGGATTCGTGTTTCTGGAGGAATACAGCCCACCATTTCAGGATCTGCTTTTTCATGAAAACATTATTATTGACTTCGCGGAGGATGGGGGATCCGTACTTGTTCCCGGCTTCCTCATTAAAAGTGTTAATCATGCATTTCTCAGCGGGGATGCTGATGGGTTGGCCGTCGCCTGTGTTTTGGATCACATTTTCCACTTCGCCTTTGTCATTATAATCGAAGCAGTTCTCGATTGTTTCAATGGGCAAGGGTTTTACTTTGTAAGGGACCACCTGAGGGGTTCCACCGTCCCTGATTTGCCAGACTTTTTCGGCCACGCTGTAACCATATTTTAGGTCGGAGAAGGTGTCCTTAAGGATCTGGCGCATCGGGATGATCTGCATATTTTTGAAACTTTTCTTAACAAAATCAGCGACCTCAACATCTTTTTTATCATCGCTGGCGGGGGTGAGGTTCCAGTCCTGTTGGATGAGGGCGTAAGTGATGAAGAGAATGCTGCTTTTAACCTGAGGATCCAGGAGCATATTATTATAATCGCGATAAGTGAGTTTATCAGGGTTGTATTCCCCTCCAAACATAGCTTTCATCCAAGTATAGTCATGGCGGCGTTTGCTTAATTCTTGGCCAATGTTCCTGGGGGTCTGGGCTGCCTTCATTTCCATTAAAGGCCCATTATTCAAGTGGAAGTATTCTCCCGCGTCGAAATTATTCAAAGTAATCCTCCTCCTCTTGGTCCTCAATTATACTTTCATATTTCTTCTCAGATTGGCTGTACTCCCTGCCTTTCCGGTATTGGGTGAACCTGAATCCGATGTCCATACTGTCCAGCATATCTTTAGTGGCCCCGCTGGGAAAGGCTGAATATTCTGTGATAAAATTATTGAGTTGCGGGTGCTGTGAGGGGAGATATACCTTGCCATTGTAGTAGTGAACCGATGAGTTGATGATCCTGGTGTCCTTGCTGAGGATCCCGGTCTCCACCGGCACTATGGGTAAGAAGTTCACGCTGAGAATGTGCTGTCCAAGGACCCGCTGGTATCCGGTGGATTCTATTCCGATCTTCTCAGGATTAAATCGGCGGGCGGTTTCCACAATCAGATTTACTTGTTCAGGAAACTCGATCTGGTCCCGAACCCAATCAATCACATATAAATCTTCCTTGGCATCTATTCCGAAGACGGTTATAACTGTATAATCCGCGGTTTCTTTCGCTTCACTCGCGACATCAACACTCATATAAATATTAAAATGACCGAGCCACCTTCTCAGGCGCTGCATATATTGGTTGTAACTTTCGCCATCTTCCTGGATGAGGGGTTCATAATATTTAAGCCAGGCTTCTTTGAGGATCCGTCCTTTCAGTCCTGAGGGGTCGTTCTGGTATTCCCTGTTAAAAAAGATGGGACCCATCGATTCATATTTTAGAATTAATTCTTCTATTGGCCATTTCTCAGGCCATAACACCTCATAGTTTCCAACCAGGTTTTTAACGCCCACGGCGACTTGTTTACCATCAATCTTTTGATAAATCAGTTCCCACTTTTTCGGCCATTGTAGGATTGCTTTTTCTTCTATCACATACCAGGAGGAGTTTTCGATAAGTTTCTGGTACATATCATCGTAATGCTTCCGGGTCCCGGTTCCGATAACTCGGCCCCCGGGTTCCAGGAGGGGCATCACAGTACCATTAAACCAATCTAAAGGCGCCTGCCGGGACTGCTCCGTCCGGCTGTTAGCATCGTCTATCAGGTCATCCGGTAATATTAAGTGAAAGTGGCCACCGGTGATTGCACCGAGTAACCCGGCGGATTCAATGGTGGCATCCCTTTGTACTTTCTCCCGGTTGTACCAGATCTGGTCATTCCTGCGGTGATAATTGGAAAGTTCATATTCAAAATCGTTTAATAATTTATCATTGTTCTGAAGGTCGGTGTCGACCAGTTCAAGGTTTTTCAGGCCCTGAGTGGCCGTCTTGGCCAGTAATAATACATTAAAATTAGGTTGGTAAAGTGTTGAATGTTCAGAATAAACCCGGGGTATTGTCCAGGTTTTCCCATGATCCCTGGGTGAAATCAACCAGGTGTACCTGAACTGGCCAATTCTATCAAACCATCTAACCTGATGGTCCGGCACATCCATATCCAGGTAATAGTTAGCAAAGAAAGGGATGCTGTATTTACCGATCGTCTTCGGACTTAGAGTCTTCAGCAGATCCAGCTGCTCCCCGCTTAGCGATGAACAGTCCAAACTCTGCAACGACCTTTTCATCGACGCCATCAGGCAAGACCGCCTTTACTTTTCCTTTATGCTCAACCTCACCTTTCACATTAGAATCTACCTGGCCCTCCAATTCCATCCGGGACTTTCGGCCCCAATGTTCAGGATCCGTGCGCTCAAGCCACCAGGCCGCGGCCTGCCAACTCCCATCATCGATTGCTTTATTCACCTTCTCAAGTTTATGAGCGCGTGCGAAGGCCCGGGCCTTTTGTACTGACTGGTGAAACTGGTATAATTTCCCGCTTTTGGCCTTTTTCCCTGTGCGGATCCATCGGTAATATGTGGATTCATCGATGCCCACCGCAAGGCAGGCGTCCTTGGCATAATTCCCGGCCCGGATAAGGTTGAGGATTTCCTCTTCGAGTTCGGGGGTGAGTTTTAACTGGGCCATTTCAGGTTATCTCCTCTGCTTTTTTGTCGGTGAATTGTTCCCAGCGGTGGATTATCACATCGCAGAATAAGGGGGTGAATTCCATTAGAAAGGCGCGTCGGTTGAGTTGTTCTGCGGCGATGATTGTGGATCCTGATCCTCCGAATGGATCCAGGATTATGTCACCGGGGCTGCTGCTATTTTTCATTGCCACTCCTGCCAGACTTACTGGTTTCTGGGTGGGGTGAAGGTATTTTCCATTGGTGTCGCTTTGGGCCTTGTTATAATGGTCGGTTGGTAGTTCGATTATTGTGGTTTGTTTCCGGTCACCTGTCCAGATGTGCTTGGCTCCCTCCTTCCATCCGTATAGTAGGGGTTCATGCATCCAGTGATAATCAGATCTTCCAA